GTGCGTGTCCGGCCGCCGCCTTCTGCCGCATCCGCTCATCGGTCAGATACTCGGGGTGCGCATCGATCCAGGCGCGCTGCTTGGCGGAAAACTGCGAAAGGTCCACGCCCTGCTGACGCTGCTGCTGCGGCGCCGGCATTTCCGCCTGACGCTTAACCTCTTCCTTCTTGGTGCCGAGAAACGTCAGATAGTCGGCGTCCTTCTGGCGTCGCGCCTCGATCACCGCCATCTGGCGACTCATCTTGGCAGCATCCTCGAACCGGCCTTCCGCCATCGCTGCGGCCTGATCGCGTTCCAGGGCGGCCGCCTCGCGCTCGAAACCGTCGATGCGCCCGGCAACCGCCGCCTCTTCGGCCAGAAACCGCGCTTCCGCTTGGCTGACCGCGCTGCCTCGCGCTTCATCGCGCTCCCGCTCCGCCCGCGTCGCACGCTCTTCGGCGGTGTTACGCTCAGCGTTTTTGGTCGCCAATTCCGCCTTTGCCTGCCTCAGCAGTTCGGCGAGGTCGTCGGTATTCACCGCGTCCGACGCGGCTGCTTCGGTGGTCTCGCTCATTTGATCCCCTCGGGCAACGCGCCCTCCAACGTCGCGCGCTTCCACGCGCTGATCCAGTCACGCTGCACGATCGCATCGGTGCAGCCGCCGATGATGCCTCGCGCTTCCTCGCGCATGTCCGCGTTCTCCGCCAGCGCGGCAACCAGCGCCGGCCACGCCACATCGTCACGCACGCCCATCTTCAACCCGCAGGCTGCACCGTATGCGCTCAGCAGGGATGAAAGAGTTTCAGCCACGTGCGCCGGCCGTCACCAGCCCCACCGCCAGCACACACAGCCCGGCAAACGGGGTGAAGATGAGGGAAACTCCGACAGTCGCAACCAGTATCTCGATGAGATAGGCGGTTTTCGCGCTCACCACACGGCGTCCGGGGTGCTGATGATCGCCTTCACATTCACGTCTTCCACGAATCGGCACCGCCGGCCGCCGAGCTCAAACCCGAACGTATCGCCGACGTTGTAGATCACCCAATCGCCGACCGCCGGCACCGTGTCGCCGAAGCGATGGCTGTCATCATCGCTGAACGCGATCGGGCCAACTTGCAGCACCAGACCGACCTTGCCCTGATACTTGTCCTCATCGGTCGTCTTCGGCGCCAGCAGGATGCCGCCCGCCGTCTTGCCGTCCCGCACATACGGCGCCACCAGGATAGCGGTGCCCATGACGCGGATGGCCTTCGCCTTGTCTCCGATATCGCGCAGAATGATTTCCGCCGGATCGGCCGCATGAAGCATCTTGATTGCCTGGGCCATATCACTCCTTCCTTCCCGCATCTCGCCCGACAGCAAGCACCCAATCCAGCGCCTGCAACCGTCCCACCGCCTCGGAATACTTCTCGACCGGCACGCGTCCCGAAGCGATGTGTTCCAGCCATTCGGCGCGCTCGCGCTCGATGCGAGGCCGAACCGCGCGCCAGATGTCGATATCGTATTCGGTGTAGGCGAAATTCAGCGGGCGTGCCTCCGTCTGCTCCATCTGCATCAACCGTATTCCTTCACTTTCTCGATACGTCCGAAACCGGACCCGGCGCCGGCATCCATCTTCACCTTGCCGCCGCGCTTGCGCATCGGGGGCGGCGCACCCGGAATCGCGGGCGGCAGACCCGGCGGGATGCCAGGCGCACCGGCAACCGGCGGCATCACCGGCGGCCCCACGCGCGGCCCCATCGGCGGCATCTGCGGCGCGCCACCCTGGGGCGCTACGATCACGTTGACCGTCGTGCCCTTGTGTTTCACCGCGCCGCCATCCTTGCGGCCCTCGGGGCGGCTGTAGGCGCCGCTGCCGCTCACGTCGAGCTTGCGCGTGCGCTCGATCGACCCGCTGTAGCCGGTCTTGGCCATCAGCGCCTTCGCCTTGTCTTGACGGTCAGCCATTGAGACGTTCCTTTTTCTGACGTGAACGATTGGGCGCCCCGACCGAAGCGGGAGCAAACACCCCGGCCGGGGCCGGCTCACCGGCGGGTGCCCAATCCGCAGGGGCCGTCTGGTTCGCAATCTGCTGTTTCAGTTCAGCGTTCTCGGCTCGGGCATCGTCGAGTTCCGTTTCCAGTGCGAAAATCCGCGCATGCGCAATCACGAGATCACCGGCATCAAAGCCGGTGCTGGCCGCAAACGCCGCATCGGCATGCTCTTCGATCCACTGCGCGTAGTTGTGGCGGCCTTCCGCAATCGCGAGGTCACGCAGGCAATCAAGCGGTGTCATTTCGGCCTCCGCGTCGTCCGGTCATGCATGCCGCCCTCGCCTCCGAACCCGCTTTGATCTTGCACCATTTGATGCCTCATCTTCAACTCTTCAAGCTGAAGTGCGGCCCGCGCGGTCTCTTCCTGCCGCTCCGCTCGCCGTTCTTCGGTTTCCAGCCGCAGCTTCTCGATCGCGATCTGGTCATCGGCGATCTTCTGCTTCGACGCCTGCGCCGCCTGATCGCTTTGCGCCTCCATCGCCGACGATTGCAACTGCTGCTGGTTGTCCACCTCTTCCGCCGCCGCCTTCCGCTGGTTTTCCAGTGCCTCCGACTGTGCCTTGGTCTGATCGCCACGGATATCGGCCGCCAACTGCTGCTCCTTGACAGTAACCTCCTTGTTCTTCGCGATCGCGGTCAGCATCGCCGCCTGCGCTTTCGGGTCCGGCGGCATCGCGCCCGGCGCAGCTGGTGGGTGCATGAACGACTCCGCGTCGCTGATGCCCACCTGGCGCCAGACCCGTTGATGCACGGCATAGATGTCGTAAATCTGCGGGTTCGCCGACGCCACCTGCACCAAAGCCGTCGCCATCTGAATACGATGGATCTGCGACGGCACGTTAGGGTCGCTCTGCGGTATCAGGTTCAGGTTCGCGAACACGGCGCCATCGGTCCATTGCCGCGCCGGTTTCGGGTTCAGCAACGACAGCGTTTCCGGATGATCGGCGAAGCATTCCTTGAGCAACTGCAACTCGCGCGCCTGCGCCCGATGCATCCGCTTGTGAACCGACGCCATAACCTGCGTCGCCTGTTCGATCATTGACATCATCGTGCCCACCGGCACGTTGGTGCGCCCTTCGCCTACTTCCAGTTCCACCGCGCCGCCGAGCCGCTGCGCGTCCTGGCCGATGATCTCGGACAACTGAACGAACACCGCCGATGGATCGCGATACGGCATCGTCATGAAAGCTTTGCGGATGTCGTCGAACGGCCCGATATCCACGTCAACGAACTGGCCCGGCGAAGGCTGAATTTCGTTGGTGTCGGTGCGAACCCCCTTCGCTTTCACACCGCCTGGAAACGACGCGAACATGCAGGAATCGACCAGCAGTTGCCAAATCGCGGTCAACACCTTGGTCTGGTTGCCCAGCAGATGCACGAAACCCAAACACAGCAGCCCGAAAGCCGGGGTCATGCCATAGTGCACGAACCGACCGCGCCGCTGGTATTGCGGATCGCCATCGCGCCAGCCGCGTCGCACCGCCAGCACCGCCTGCGTGTCCTTCTCGATGGTCACGATATACGGCACCGGCATGTCATCCGGCGCTTTCGGATCGGCCCAGCCCCAATCCGCCAGCACCAGGTCGGTTGTGGTCTCATAGATCGTCCATGGCATATCCATCGGACGGCTTTGCACCGGAGAAATGCCCAGCAAGTCGTCCTTGGCCTGCTTGGCTGGATCAATGCCGGTCATCGGGCTGCCGAGGTCGATATCCAGCCATGCGCCCGACCGCTGCATCCGCGTCATCGTCGGCCGCGTCACCTCGGAACGATGGGTTACGCGCAATGCCGTATCCAGGTCCGCCGCATCCTCCGATACAATCAGGTCTTCCACCGCGATGCACTCCGATACCGGGCGCCGCCGCACCGGATGCATATAGACTTTCTTGAACAAATTGCCGGAGAAGAAGAACCCGAACAGACCGCGATCGAAATCCGGGTAATATTCGCTGGCCGTCTTGGTCAGATAGACGTTGATGTCGGACTCCAGATCGCTCGCCATCTGGTCAAGCTCGGCGCTCTCGCCCCCGACCACCTGCACCTTGCACGGCCCCGCCGCCGGCATCAACTCGCCCTGCGCCGCCGATTGAGCCTTGATCACACTTTCCAGCAGAATCGGATGCCGCACCTGAGAGACGTTCGTTTTCGCGCCCTTGACCGCGCTCGACTTCTCGATTTTCAGCCCCAGCAGTTGCATGCCCTCGGCATACTGTTCGATGAACTCGCGCCGGCTGGCGATATCGGCGTCAACGCCCTCGGCGATCTCCGCACCCAACGCGCCGCGCGAGCCAATCTCCGCCGCGAGGTTCGCGCCGAACCGATCCGCCGTCCGATTGCGCGCTGGCGCGAGCGGCTTGATTTCCACTGATCCGTCATCGTTGATCGTGACCGACCCGCCGGCCGGAGATTCGGTCATGTCAACGGTCACGGCATCCGGCACCGCAGAGGCGAACCCGTCGCGCTTGGGAATGGTCGGCGCCGCGCTGTAGCTCATACTCCATACCTTTCCGCAACGCTGTTCGACCGTGAGGAACTGCCCTTGAACGTCATCAGGTCAATCACGTCGCGCTCGTATTCGGTGGTCAGCCGCGCCATGCCGGTGCGGCGCAGATAGCCCAACGCCATGCTCACGGTATCGGCGAGGTCGTCATGCGCGCCCTTCGGCACCGATGCCACCTCGTCAATCACCAGGTCCGCCCATTTGCGATCCGGCGCATAGACGATGCCGCCGGAAAACATCGGCACCACGGCATGCAACCGGCTGCTCTTGTCGCCCTTGATGTTTTCCAGCCGCAACTGAAACTCGCCGTCGCGCATCAGCCGCCGCATTTCCTGCTGCACCGATGGCCCGGACGCCTTGTTTTCAATCAACATCATGTCCGCCTGCCGCCGCCGGCACGTGTCCATCAGCCGCTCGCACAGCGCCCGCAGTTCCAGTCGATCGCGCCACGCCTCAGCCAGCATCACGCGCGGCGCCCCGCGATGGGTGAACACGCTCCACACCGTGCATGCGGACCAATCGTTTTCTTCTTTCTCGGTATAGGCGGTGTCAGCCGCAACCAGCACGTATTCCGGGTCCGGCATGATCTGGCGCACCACGCTGCGACCGCGCGCGTCGATTGCTTCGCGCTCCCATGTCGATTCCTCGCCGACCGGCGGCCATGGCTGCCACCATTCGCGCTGCACGATACCGCCACCGCGCGGGTTCGGCGCCTGCTGATATTGGCCGGCCCACGCATAGGGTCCGAGCTCGCGCTTCTTCTTCGCCAGTTCCACCGCCGGATACATCTCCGGCCATAGCGGCTCGCCATCCACCTTGCGCGGGTCTTCCCAGCCGATCACGGTCACGCAGTGGCGCTGCGGGTCATACTCCGCCGGCAAACAGAGATGCACCACATCAGACGCTTCCAGCAGATGGCCGGACAGGTCGTTGTGCGCGAGCCGCTGCATCACCACCACCTCGGCGCCGCGCTGCGGATCATTCGACCGGGTGGACCACACCTCATCGTATGCGCGGATTACCGACTGGCGCACGGTGTCGCTTTCGACTTCCTTGGTCTTGTGCGGATCATCTACGATTCGGATCATTCCGCCCTTGCCCAGACTTTCCGGGATGCCGGTGTTGATCCGCGAGCCGCCGGCCAGGGTGTCGTATCGCTGCTGGTTGTCGCGATCCGGTGCGATCCGAAGCCGGTCACCCCAGCGCGCCTGCGCCCAATCGGAGGCAATCAACCGCCGCGCGGTCACACCATCCTCTTCCGCCTTGTTGCTGCCGTAGCTGGCGCAGAGAAACCGCACGCCCGGCCCAACCAGCGGGTTCGCGTCGTCGGGCGGCAAACACCAAGTCCACACCGGCCACGCGATCGCGATCAGACTCGTCTTCGAGTGACGAGGCGGCACGTTCACCAGCAGTCGGCGGATTTCCCCGCGCGTGACTGCCTCTAGGTGCTCGCAAATGGCTTCGAAATGCCAGCCGTAGCGGAACGGCGAGGAATCGAAATACGGCCATGCGGCTCGGAAGAACTGCGATAACGAACCCTCGCACCGCGCGGCGTCGAGCGCGTTTTCCAACGCCAGCAGTTCCGCTGGGTCGAACGCCTCGATCAATGCGGACGCGTTAGACTGCAACGATGCCTCGCGCGATATCGCTGAGCCGGCGCACCGTGGCCAGCGCGCCCATCAGTTCCTTCTGCTGAGTCTTGGTCAGCCGGCTCACGTCGATGCCGCTGATCGTCTCATCGGCGCCGATGTCCTTGGCATCCGGCATCATGTGCCGCACCACCTCCTGCGCCGCCATGTAGCGCACGCGGTCGTCGCTTGAGTGCAAGCTCTCCCAGATATTATCCAGCGCGCGAGGTGTCATCGCGGCCAGGTCCGCGCGCGCCTGCTTCCTCGCGGCCTTCCACGAGGTGCCACCGGCCGCCGGCCCGCGCGGACTGAGCGCGCCGCCATGCGGCTGCGGTATCAGCCCGTCGGGGCGCGGTGGAATGGGTTCGCCGCTGAGGGGTGCCGACATGCCCACATTTTAGTCAGTTTGGGCGCGTCTGTATAGCGTTTGCCTATTTTCTCGCCAGGATCGCCCAGGCGACGCACCGCTCGGCGTCGCCGGCCTCGTGCAGATGCTGCGGCGCGACGGTCAGCGCCGCCGGCAGCAGTGCCACCGCCAGCCATGGCACACCGCGCGGCCGGTGCAGGATCACCCGCTCGTCGGCCAGGTGCGCCGGATCACTCGCCGCCTCCCACGTCGCATCACTCGCGCCGGCATCGGCGCACAGCCAACAGGTGACCACCGGCGCCCCGGCCTGCCGCAGCGTGTAGCGCCATGCGCCTGGCGCCAGCGGCGTGACCGCGACCGACCATCCGCCCCACAGCCGACCGCCAGATCGCATCGCGACGACGATCCGCGCGATCGCCTCGTCGTCCACCTCGCTGCGCGGGCTGATCCGCACGGCGCCGGTGGTCAGGGTGATGTGCTCGATGGTGAGGGGCGTCACCGCCGTCCATCGTGCGCGTCTGTCGCCGCCGCAGTGGCCACGGTGCTGCCGCGCGGCACGATCCGCACCGGTCGGCGGCAGCGCGCCACGACGAGCCCTAGCATCGCCTCCTGCGCGCCGACGCAGGGCCAGCCGAGTGCCTGCGCCTCGTGATCGTCGGCGGCCAGACCGATCTCGATCATCTCGGCCTCGGG